AACAATCTCAAAAAAAGTTTTTACTCTATTGTTTTGATAATTTAAAACCTGAGTAGAATATCCGCTCTGAAAATCAAAGAGATTAGCATTGCCAGAAGGTAAGTCATTTGGATCTGCAACTAAAGTGACAGAAATATTTTTAGCGTATGTATAATCATTTAAAAGCGGCGCAACTTGTAAAGGATTTGTATTAGTAAACTCGACACCAGTTATTTGTATTTCAGGATAAGTTAATATACTCCTATAAACATCACTATTACCGTTAACGCTATAAGCTGTAAAATCAACAAAAAAAGTTCTAAAATCATTTAAATTAGCATAACCAGTGTATTTTTCAATTGTATTACTAATCGAAGAACTATTTAACGTTATATTAGTGCTCTTAGTCGAAGAAATTAGATTACGAATAAAATTTCTACTCGAATCATATAAATCTACTTTTATTCCAGAAAAATCAGGAGAACTGATATTAGAATCAGTAATAACTTTATTATCAGATGTATCAAGAACTGTAAGCTTAAAACTAATATCATCTTGAACAATAGATCCTGAAATTAACTTACTATTAGAACTTAGTCCATAAGTCGATGGCGACACTGTATAATCAATGCTACCGTAAGAAATCAGGTTAGATATATCTAAACCTCGTATCTCAAAAGAATTACTTGGGCCTGTTGAACCTGATGGACCTGTTATAATCGGCATATTTTATATTACACTTCAATTATTTTGTTTTCTACATCATAGATGTATATTTTTATAGAAGATGCTGAAGAAACTACGTTTGATACTTCTTCAGGGAATTTTCCTAAGAATATTGTCTTTTGCTCAGCATTAGTAATTGGTACTTTAAATCTAATGGATTGATTTTTAGATATTATTTTACAAATAAACCCTCCACCTGAAGATAGTATTTGGTCCACTTTAACATAATACTTATTATTCAAAGAAGCTTGAGTATCTATATAATTTTTGATTGTATCAAATTTTAAAGTTAAAACGGCATAATTATCTGAAGAGTCATCTTGTAAAGCTGATTCAGATTCTGAAAACGAATAATCAAAATCTAATTGACCAATTTGAGTAATGCTTTTCCTATCTAAACTATAGTAAGAACCTTGCATTCCTGTTAAATCAACTTCTGTTATATTTTCAGAAGAAGAATAGTTTATTGTGTTCTTGGAAACCCCGCTGCGCACATCTATTATATTGTTGTCAAGACTTAAATATTTATTTCTGTCATACTTAATAGCAAAAATAGAATACTCATTGACATCTTGCTCAGCTATACTAACTATTTTGTATAAGTTTTTATTATCTAAAGAATCACTTTCTTGAGACTCATCTTCTTTATCTATGCTAGAATAAACTATATCAGATTGTATAATAAACGGAGAAGACCCAGAAATTTTATAAAAATTAGAAAAAGCTTCTACATCAATATTACCGTTTGAGTCTAGTTGCTCTTTGATATAAATTTTATTTGTATCATTTTCTATGCGCTCAATATATAATTCTATAACATCTTCTCTTTCTTGGTTGTCAAATTGATCCGAATTAGATATGTCCTTATAAGAATCGTATGTTTTATCACATAAAAATTTGATCTTACTTCCAGCAAATCTTACGTCGATTTTTCTATCTACAACAATATATTTATTAGATCTATCAACAGAAACTACTCTTCCTTGCAGAAGGTAATCACTTTTAAAAGAATCTTCTATCTGAATCACATCTCCGGGCTTTAAAATGATTCCCTGCATATCAGTCGAAAATGTAATAGCATTATTTTCGAATCTATTTGTAGCTAAAAGCCACAAGCCCATTCTTCTTGCCTGATCTCTAGAAGTAACCCCAAATCCTAAGATTTCTTTTGATACAATCCCATATTCTTTTATCAATTCGCTATCTTCTACAACTTCAACTTCATCTTCAAACTTATTATATCTATCTTTATATAAAACTTTCGCTACGCTATAATTACCATCAACGCTACCAGTAGAATAAGTAAAAATCCCATCTTTCACATTAGTATTATTAAACATGTAAGAAATAGGCTTGGAAACATCAATGGTGGTAGTAATTAAATTGTTCCTATAATAAGTCAAACCCCTAAAAATAGAAGTTATATCATTTAATAATTTTAAACATTCTGTTTCATTATCTATAAGAACATTTGCTGTAAATCTAGGCTCTAAAGGATCTCTATAACCTAAAACTCTAGGTAAACATTTACCATTTAAAAATTCACTTGAATCACTAGTTGAAAAAATAGGAGTCGCTGCATAATCTGATTTTAATTGCTCGTAACCAGCTTGCCACCAGTTCGTAGTAATAAATTCTAATATATGATTTATAGCACCATTTTCAGTGTTTTTCTTAGAGTTATTAAGCAAAGTTTCCAGAGTTTCTATATTCTTATTATCTATTATAGAACTATCTGAAACCATTTTATTTCTAAAAGTTTTTAGCATATTTCCAGTTTGCTCTTTCTCAAAAGCTATAGTTGGACCAATATAAGGCATTAGATGAAAACGAAATACTGAACCCTCACCTTCAGGTGTTGGCTGAAACTCAAAAATATCTTCATCAGTTTCTGACTGAATCATATTTCCTTCTTCAATATTTTGAACTATCTTCCTAGCGTTGTTAACACCCCCATCATTTATATCATATAAAAATATAACGGAATTATAAGCGCCGCCATTATTACTTGTGTAATTTTTATCATCAGCACTTGTATATTTTTTTTCGTCGCTATTATACCTTGAAGAATAAACTGGATGATATTTATTTTTTATATCATTTAAAGAGTTAACTTGACCATTTTGAGAAGTTTTCGGGAGAAAAACATGCCACTTATAATTTGGATAATAAGTAAAACTATCTTCTGAAGCTCCTCTCGGAGAAGTAGAAACAACTAATTCATCACAATATTTTGCTATTTTATATAGTTCCCATTTATTTAAATCTTCTAGCAAAACTTTGCCATTCCCAACTCCATATCTATTATTTGTGCAAATATCATAAAAAATCCACGCAGGATTATCTGTCCATCTTAAAAAATTACTAAAATTTCCATCCCAATTACCAGAATATTCTTTTGCTTCTGGATCATAATTGTTTGGAACTTTTATTTTAAGTAACTTCAAATCAAAAGTCCTATCAGGATCATTTTTAAAATGCTTAGAAGAAACAGATGATTTAACTATAGCTGAATATGGATAACAAAATTTACCTTTCCTTTTCATTGATTCCACTATAGATGAAACACCAAATAAAATTGTTAACTTGGCATTATCATAAGAAACTTTTCGAGTTAAAGGGTACACTCTTACATAATATTTCTTATTAAGAAAAGGATTTGTTTCCCCACTAATAGTTATCGGAAAAACATAATTGCTTTTAGAAATTCCATTTATGTTAGCAGTTATATAAATAGAATCACTTGTTCCGTCTTCAAAAAGCTCCACAACAAAAGAAACTGATGTCGGCAAAGTAGAACCATTATCGTTCAGCCTAAACAGTTGATCCACAGAAATATTTATACTAATTTCATCAGCAAATTTATTTTTTATTTCATGAATAAAAGGATTGCAATAATTTTTTGCAAGTTTTAGATTTTTCAACCAAAAATTAAATACCTCAATATCTCTATCTACATCACCTTTAGCATACGACCCAACCCAACCAAAATCTACAATCGAACCATTTTTTGTTTGTATGAATGAGCTATTTTCTATAAAATTCTTTTTTATTGTTCCTCTAAAGTTTGAATCAGCTATTCCATACCAACTAGATGTAAAATCTTTTTCATTTAGCAATAGATTTTGCCTATAATTAAAAACTGTAGAAGGAAAATCATAAAAACCATCATTATTTTCTGAACCATAAAAAATACTGAAACCCTGAGTAACAAAATTAAATTTATTTAATTTAGAATCTATTAAAGGAACATTATTATAATAAACACCTTTACCTAAAATAATATTTGAATAGTTTTTATTTGGTAAATACTTCAAAATATTACCATCCGAATCAACAAGTCCAGCTATTGGACCTTCACAAATAAGATCTACAGATGACAAAAACTCATCACTTTCTAATTTTTCATTTAATCTAGCTGGATCTAAAATTGGCCAACGATAAATATTTGCTCCCATACTTATTCCTTAATTATTATTTTCTTTTATATCGTACGGAGATGTAACGTAAAATCCGCCTGAAGGATTTGAATTTGACGATTGATTACTTAAATCACTCACTGATATATAATTAGAAATTACTGAGCTGCCCAATTTTAACCTGCCATAACCTATCGGAACAACTATATTTCTAGCTGTAACATTTCTAATTCCCCCTAAAATAGTTGAATTTGTTTTAACATCTTTAGGCGCTTTTGGGCTTAACATTTTAGTTATCACCACAGAAGCTACAGTTAAAAGAACACCTATAATAAAAAGAGCTACAGCTGCCCCAGAACCTTGAACAATCGGTAAAATTTCTACTTTATTATTTTTCTTTAATATATTACTATTTAAAAGGTATGAAGGCATGGCTTTACCATCTATAAAAACTATAAAATGTGTTGCAAATTTTTGTAAATCATAGAAACATTTAGAAACTTTAGAAGTATTAGCTTCTATCGCTTCAAATATCTCTAAAACAGATGAGACATTCAGCTTCCATTCAGAACCAAATTGTTTGCCTAAAATTCCTTTAAGAGTTATATCGACCATTATTTCTCCTTATAATAAAATTCATCATTATTTACACTGTATAAAACCATATCCATATTAAAAAAATACTGATTCTCTAAATCCCATTCTGAAAATCCAGCCCTCTCTATATGAACAGGATGACTGTGAAAAAGAACAACTCCATCTTCCCAAATACATTCTTTTGGAGAAATCAAAAAATAATTTACTGGATCAGGGTGAATGTTCTCTTTTTCTATAAATTTCCCATCACAAATAAACCCACAAATTTCTTTATCAGAATTTAAAGCTTTTTCTTTTAAAACATTAAGTAAAACTTTATCATTTTTTATTTTAATTAGGTAATTCATAATCATAATCAACTGTTCCGGGGAACCCTCCAAAAGGAATTTTTTGTCTGTCTCCTGCTTCATCTTTTCTGAATCTCGCTAAACATCCTGACATTTTCTTCGAACATTTATCTTCCTTCCATATATTTGTATTCTCCAAAGGATTTATACCTTTTGACCCATTATTCGATAAGCACACAAAAAACCGAGAAGGTAATTCAGAATTTTGATTTAAAGAGCTCTTAGTAAAATCAAAATTTATATCTGGATCTATTTTAACAAAATCTCCTTTTTGATAAACTATCTCACTATTATAATCCCCCTTATAAGTCAAATTTTGGAAATCATAAGAATCATAAAACTGAAATTCATCAGTTGTCTCTCTAAAAAATAATTTATCATTTTCATCCGCCAATGGAACCCCCAGATTCCCATCTTCATAACCATCAAAAAACTGACTGCTAGGAATTTTACCTTTATTAGATATAGAAGAGTCAGAGACCTGTATGCCGTACTTATAACCTAAATAAGAATTAATACTTTTAATCTGATCTTCATTTAATAATTGTTGAAATATTATTAACTCATAAATAACCATGTGACTAGATCTATAATCATGTAAATTAAAACCTAATTTATTTATATCATGAGTGCTACCTGTCAACCCGCTATAATTTGCTTGTAAAGAATTTATCTTATATCCATTTTTAAAAAAATTGATTTCTTCACCATCTGAACTAGGAATAGAGCAAGAATAAATCAATGGAATATTCATGCTAGAAACTAAAGTCGATTGAGATCCTGCGGTTATATTGTTATTGTTAGATATACGAAATGAATCTAATTTAGATTGTCTTTTAAAAGGTCTATCACCAGAAGTTCTTTGACCACTATATCCTATATATGTATTTCCGCTTTGAGTATCTAAACCTCTAGCAAAAACTCCCCCTCCGGGTGCGTAATCCCAGTATTTACCATTTTTATAATTATCTCTAGCAAAACCCTCAAAAGTATTCGTAGGCTCAATAATACAAAAAATTGTTAAATCTTTTCCACTATAATCATAATCTAATGTTAATGGTAAAAATTTTCCGGGGGATCTTAAATCAAAATTAGGCAACATAGGAATAATCCCATAATTATTTTTTAATCGACCATTATTATAGAAAACAACCGGTCCTTTACTTCCTGACCACGTTATATCTGTATTTATATTAGCTAGAACATCCCCTGAAGCAGAACTATTTATTTCTCCTGCTTTATTTTCCCAAGCATTAGCTGTATAAAAATATTTATAAATTACCTCTGTAGTACTACTTATAAATTTAGCGTATTGAGTAAATTCCTCTAGCACATTAACACCAGAATAATCAAACCAAGCTGCAAGCGACTCTTTTATAGGCTGATCGCTATCATCATAACTTGATATAACACCTTCTAAAGTTTTATAAGGAGGATCTAAAGTGTTAACGTAAGGGCCAGAATAACTTAAGTTTTTTCCATAATTACATCCATACCCTCTATATTGCCAAGGGCAGCTATTATTATAAACCTTTCTAGAAGGGCAAGTTAAACCATCTATATCTAAAATATTAGATAATTCAAATTCAACTCTTTCTTTATTTTCTAAATTCTTTTTATTTATAACGAATTTATCACTAGATATGAATTCATTAAATCCAGAAACGCCCAAAGGATTTTTTGATTCTCCACCAAAATTCACAGCATCTAAATCTTTAGCTAATAGTTTTTTTCTATAAAATTCTTTACCGAGCAAATCTCCTCTGTCTTTTATTATATTACTGATAAAATTATTAACATTACTTATACTAAAAGTTGGTCTATTTTGTTTTCCTTCTGAATCGTATTGCAAATTAGACATCTCACACGGAATAAACAAATAAGCGCGGCCTTGAAAAATTAAATCCTTATTAAAGTTTTTAGAACCGTGAAAGTAAAGATAACCTTCAAAATCATTTAACTTGATTTCGAACAAATCGATAATCTCTGTATTCTTAAGTAGAAATAAATTTGACATTTTAATTCGAGTATAAATTTAAAAAGTTGTGGCTTAATGGTAAACCAAACGATAGCTGACTATTAGTTCCAGAATCATGCTTTGCTACTTGCAATCTTCCGCTTGAAGATTTAAGAATTAAAGGAGCGTAATAACTAGTTAAATACTCCATAATAGAATCGGATGCTTGATTTCTTTTCTGCACATCAGCTGCAGCCCCGTGAATATAATCAAATAAATATAATCTTGTTCTAGTGTCATTGTTTGAATCTGGATCATTATTATTTAATTGAATCAACATTCTTTTGACTGTTTTTATTTGCTGCAATGCTAAAGATTGCTCAAAAACTTTTTTTCCATTTATAAAAGTTTCATTTTTTAGGGCTTCTATAGAACTATTTGATGTGTTAACAAAATTAGCTTGATAAGCTCCTATAGTTGAGTGCATTTTAACAAAAAATAACTCAAATGCCGATAATTCATCATAGGCCCCTGAACCCGAAGAATCTTGTAATATTGTAAATTTTTGGTTATCAGCTGTTTCAAAACTAGAAGTTTTAGCCAAATTAAAATCTTTAAAAACAAAATGACTAGCTACTTCTCTAGAGTTAATATTATATGGATCAATTGTTAACTTACTAACCCACGTACTACTATCAGAATTAACTTGCATTTGGTTAGAATAAATGAAAAAATCTCTTTCTGTTGTAGAATATTCCTTACCATCAGATAATTCTTGATAAGATCCGGGCAAAACAAAATCTGGAGTATTTAAAGACGATCCCACAAAAGAAGCTCTAGTTCCACTAAAAAAAGGAGATCTGTAAAAATTATATATTAAATTATTTGGATTGAAAGGTGCTGTTTCTTTACCCCAAAAGCCTGTAGAAAGACTTGGTGTAGGCCCCCAAACTGTAGAATCAACAAATTTATGAATAGCACTACATTTCCTTAACATTTCATCAGCAGTATCTACATAATTATTATTTTTTAATTGTTTTCTTGCTAAAGCAAAAACTAATATTGTGTAATTTGGCCTTAAATCAACACCGTTTGAAGATCCCCAAAAAGCAGGAAGATCATTTGAGTTGTT